ACAACCCCACCGATAATACCAGCAACAATTGCAGTACCACCAGCCACAACTCCCACAACCCCACCGATAATACCAGCAACAATTGCACCGATTACAGGTGCACAAACTTCAAGTCCAATAATGGGGCCAAAAACTCCTGCATCACTTGCATATCAAAACGAAAAATCAAAAATAACATCAAATACCGGACAACCACAATTGATGGATACTCAAAATGTTAAAGATATGCATATTGACGATGCTGGATTAGATGCATTGAAACAATTTGAAACTGGTGGTTCGGGAAAATTATCTGAAGATAAATTAAGTCCTTATCCAGATCCAATTGGAATTCCTACAATTGGTTATGGACATAGAATTAAACCCGGTGAAAATTTTACTAAAATATCACAAACTGAAGCTGATGCACTATTAAAAAAAGATATACCAATATATGAAAAGATGGTAAAAAAATCCATCAAAGTTCCACTTACACAAGAACAATTTAATTCACTTGTCGATCTTGCATACAATACAGGTGGAGATGAAAGTACCAAATATACAACTATTAGTAAAACAGTGTCTGATTTAATAAATCAAGGAAACTTCAATGGAGCGGGTGAATGGTTAAAAGGACATTATATCACAGGACAAGGAACAAAGAAAAAATTACCAGGATTAGTTAAACGCCGGAATAAAGAAGCTTCAGCATTTATACCAGGAAATGAAGGAACACAAGTGGCTGCAATGAAACCACCAGCCCCTCAAACCGGAAGAGGAATATTAGATGCAACCAAACATAATGAAGATATAAAAGCACAACAAGCAAATAATCAAAATGGAAATACAATTGTTGCACCAACAACAAATAATAGTACAACAACTGCGCATTTATCAATGCCACAACAGGATCCACAAAATACAGATAACACATTCCGCGATGCTCGTCATCGCAACCAATTTAGCGGTTAATAACCGTTAATACACAGAAAGAAAAAGAGGACACACATATGGCACACGAAATAACACCATATTCAATTAGATTAGATTTATTGAAATTAGCCGAAGAAATAGTAGCAACTAATGTTGATAAACACAATCAAGATATATTTTGGAAATATGAACATTTATCAATTCCTGATCAAGAAGGATCGGAAATACATTTAGAAACTTTTACAGTTGAAGAAGTATTAAAAACCGCACAAACACTCCGTGATTTCATAGATAATAAATAAAAAATAGGGCATGATACCGAAATGATATCATGCCCTATTTTTATATCCGAATTTTTATTATTCAGCTAACATATTATACCAATCTAAAGTATCTGAATTTTCTTCTACTGTAACTTCTTCATCTTCAGAATTCTCCGGTTCAGTTGTAGGTTCTTTTTTAGCAACCACTTCCTTTTCTTCCTTTGGTTTTCTGGAAGATTTCTTTAATGGTTCCTCTACAGGCGGTTTATCTTCTCCAAAAAGTTCATCAGCTTTCTTTTGAACGTTACCTTTTACACCATTTACTATTTCATTAAATTTCTTTTCCAAATCTTCATATGATTTGAATTTAGATTCTTCCTTAAAAGGTTGTAACTTATAAAGTTGTTCCTCATAAAGTTTCTTTAATTTGGGTTCATCACCACCAAAAAGTGCAGAAGGGGTTTCACGGAATTTACTATCATCATAATTTCTAAATCCCTTTACCTTTTTAATATCCAAATTAAAATCAGCGCCTTCAAACAAATCAAATACATAGATTTTTGGAAGATCTGGATCCTTTGGTTTTAATGCCGCTTTAATTTTCTCAAAGATCTTAACACCATATTGATAAAGGAATACTTTGCCTTCATTTTCAGGTTCTTCAGTATCTCTCAAAACTATGATATTAGAAACATATCTTACTTGGCGTTTACGTTTACTGGCAATCTTTTCATTTTCTTTGTCTCCAGTATCAGACTTCCACAATATTCCATTTGCTTTACATACTGGACAATCACGACCCAATAATGTTGGACACAATTCAACAAAATAACTTCCATCTTCGTCAAAATTGTGTTCGTAATATTGTACCCAGGGAAGATCTTCCCCTTCAGGACACGGTAAGAATCTTATTTTTGCGGAACCATTTCCCGCTTTATCCACAGTAGGTTTCCAGAAACGAGAGTCTTTAAACTTATTTACTCCACCCATTTCATCTACTTTTTTGCTTATTTGTGTAAAATCTGTTTTTTGCTTTTTGTAATTTGCCCAACTCATTTTTGCTTGTTTTATTTCCTTTATATTGTCACCTGAAGCATTACGAAGATTGATTTAGATAAGTGGGTTTCGCCCGGGTAAAGATTGCATTATGTCCGACTGCACCAAACCCACTCACTATTATTTATATTATAACACATTCCTATACATTTGTCAAGGGTTATTGTATTTTCCCTTGTGCTGCTAAAATTTCCAACATTACATCAACTGCGGTACATTTATTATCGCCAATAATTGATAAATTACCAACACATAAGTTTGAATTAAAAACCGCTTGTAACATCTCCTGAACATCAGTAATAGATGGCGAACAATCTCCAGTAATTGCATATATGCTACATGCAACAGTAAGTGTAGCGGGTATTGGTGATGTAATTGTAATTGGAGCTCCATTATTAGTAACAGCCACAAGATTTGTTAATGATACTTGAACTGTTCCAGAAGTATTAGGAGCGGTAATTGCTAAACCATAAAAAACTACACCAGATCCAAATGATGTATTATTTAATGACCAATTTGCAGTGCCACCTCCAGATCCAATTGCAATAAAAGTAGGACCCTTTATACTTACAATTTTTTGTGAAGCAACAGATGAATTTCCTAATACCCACGAATTAACGGAAGGAATTAAAGCCGAAGATAAAATAGTACCTTGTAACCCGGCGATATTACAAGATGGTGAACAATCTGTAAAACTTACACCAATGGTTGCTGTACCTCCGGCCGGAACAGTAAGAGGACTTACTGAAACAGAAAGGGTTTGAGCGAATGATACAACTGTTAATAATAGAATTAAAAGCAATTTCATATTGGTGTCCCATCTGGATAAGTTTCCATTTTTTTCTTATAATCCATTTGTTCATCTGGAATTTCAAATAATGTACCCGGTGGTTGAACTGCGGCCGCTGATTCATTCAGTAATTCGGGTGGTTCAATTAAATCCATTGTATCTTCTGTTGTAATTAATCTATAATTTTTGGATTTAAGTAAATGTTGATTTATTGCCCGTACTAAATTCAGATCATCCGTTTCAATTTTTAATTCAAATTTTGATTTTTTCATTTCTTTCTTTTATACTCCGAAATTTCGCGGTATGCCTTTTTAAGTTCTTCTTTTAAAGAAGCAATTTCTATTTCTAAACAACCGCGCATTGCAATTTCATTATTTGCTTTTTCTACAGCCTTTTCAAATTTCTTACAAATGACATTATATTTTTCGAGATCGATTACTTGTGGTTGCATATTTGTATTCCTTTACCATCTTATTTCGGAGAATCATTTTTGATTTCTCTAAATCAATATTTATAAAAGGAGAATATTTCTGAATTTTCAACCAGAAGTTTTTCCAAATAACATCGGTTAAACGCCTGTCAAATACTCTACCGAAATCCAATATACGATCTAAAATGATAAATGTTTCTAAACTAATTACTTTTTGTAATGCCATTTTTACTATAATCGGATGATCAAAATCTTTAATTCGGAAAAGATCATTAAATTCAAATCCATTGGTTTGCATCCATTCTAATAATCCGGTACATTCTTCAGAAAAATGGTATGAAAGACTTTCAATTCTTTTTTGCCATTCGGCATATATTTCTTCAGATGATTTATCTAAAAGAAAATCTCCAATCCACATTCCAGGATTATCTACAAAATTGGCAACAAATAAATCAATTAATTTGGCACGCGAATACTTTTTACATATTCTATAGAAAAAAGATTTATCATCACGGGATTCAAATGAATTGGTAGTTAATCTTGTTTTACCATTAAATTTATGGAAATCAAAAGATGGATTATTAAAATGAGTCTTTACAGCCACATAAATTTCAAAGGCTTCATATGGAGACATTTTATAAAAGTTCTTTTACATCCAATACAATACAGAAATTTTTATTTTCTTCACAACCAGAAAATCCAACCATATACAATTCTTGTCCGGTTTGTTCACGACCTAATCTATATGCATACCATAACGCATCAAGTGCTACATCACCGGCCAACCGCGATTCTTTATCCATTTCAAATGTAATTTTCATTTACTTTCCTCCATATACAATAAACCATACATAACCAGTTGTTGACAATAACAGGATCTTATGTTTACAATAATTATGCATTGAGTTGACAAACAAATCGAGTAAAGTTTACAATGCAATTATGATTTATCAAACTTGCCGGAGTTGAGTGCCACCAAAAGCTTTTCCTTATCAATCGGCCGGTAACCATCAACAACCCAACCATTATCCATATTGCCCCAAATTGTACCATTCATTGACACCAATCCTCCAAGAGACACCACATACACGCCCGGATATTCCGGATTATCCATCCCTACAGATGCAGAATACTGTGGCAATTTTTGACAGGGATATTTCGGATTACCCATAAACATGTCTCCATCCCTTAACTCAGATATAACTACAACACGTTGCGGATTCTGGTCGCTACCATATGGATAGACGCGACACGCCCGCTTCAAGAAGTAATCCAATACGTTGCTGACAACTTTTCCTAAACCAAGGCCGAGACAAGTTCCTAACAATATCCATAATGTTACCATATCATATCCTCCGCTTTCCTCAAATCGTTGTTCTGAGAATAGTTCATTGCTGTTCCCCACAGACTTCGGCAACGAAACGCATTGCCATTGCAGCAACTTGAATAGCTTCCTTACGAACTTCCTGCATGTTGGGTTTGCGTTTCTTGATCTCATCCCATAGCTCGTCTAATTCTTCGAGAATCACAGCGTAGCCTTCGTGCATTCCGCGCATTGTACCATGAATACCCATCGCCCGCGATAATTCAGCGGTGCACTCGTTAACCGCAATAAACGCACATAGTGGCAAAAATGCGTTTTGTTCGCTTATCTGGATTGCATCTGATTGCATCTTCTCGCGTCATTTATTAATCCTCCACACTCCAATATAACCGTAAGTTTCTTTTATTGTGTATCATAATTTCATTAACTTTCTTTTAGATGCCGATACTTCAATTTTTTCTTTCATTGTTTTACTTAATAATTTTGGAATTGTTTCGAATTCAATATCGAATTTTTCACATAAAGTTACTACAGCATCTAAATAATCCATTCGATCATATTTTACCAATTTTTCAATTTCTAATGCAAATGTCGTCGGAGTCAGTTGATATAATGGAGAATCTATAAATAACATATCAAATGATTCATCTGTTAATTTCTTTTTCATATAGTATTATCCGGCCAAAAATTAAAGGTCAACCGAATCATTAATTCATTTCTATCTGCGGTATCATATCCACGTTCCCATTCAATCGCTTCATCACCATCTTTAGGATATGGATTTGTATCAACTGAATAATCGTTTAAAAATGCAACATATCCATGATTCCAGGGTGTCATTGTTTTAAAACTCCCCAAGAGGAACAACAAGGAGAAGTATCGAATCCACAGCCACGTAATTGTTCCGCTACCCAATTAGCTTTCATTTCCATTGTTGTAGATTTTCTTTTAAACCATGCGATGCCTGGATAAGTAGTTGCTACTAATACCATTTGAAAGCAAAGATCGATTAGTTTCTGTTCTCTATTCATATAATACTATTATAACACATAATAACAAGAAATGCAACTACTTATAAAATATATGATCTTGGATTCGAATTATTTTTTTACAATGCCAGTGTGGATGAATATATACTGCATGGAAAAATAATGCACCATGTGTAGGATCATCATAATCATAAAAATTCCAATACATATTTTGTGCTAATTTAAAAGATGTAATATATTGATTCCAATATTTTATACGACTGGAAATAAATGTAAATTGTTTACGGCCATTTATTCTTTGGTTTATTACTTCACATGGAGTCATATTATATTTTTGCGCCCGATTAAATATTACAAAAGCAACTGCTTCTTTTCCAAGTGTATTTTGATTTCCCGCTTCATAATAAATTGCTTGGGATATACAGGTCACTTGTTTATCTATAAATAGTTGGGCATTTAAGGGTAAAAGTAAAAACACAAATAGTAATATTGTTTTCATTATGGTATTTATGGTCGGTTGGAATTTAATTTAGAAATTTCAAATCCATTTTTTAATAAAAGACTTCTCAATAATTCCGATGGAGGA